TGTTGAATGGGTATGGAACAACGGCATTATAGAGCAACAGACTATTGAAAAAATTGAGACTGAAATTAAGAAAGCTCCTCGGGCTGATCTCTATGAGACTCAGGTTCGTGAGTTTAAGAATTTCCTCTCGTTGCTCAAATCTAAATAAAAGGAGTCAATTATGACTGAAGATCAAATGACTGATCAAGAGATTGACATCCATGATGACAACGATGTCGTGGAAGCAACAACTCATGATCCTAAAAATGCTGAGGCCCAGTCTGTAGCATCTGTTGATAAAGCAGGTGATGCAGGTAAAAAGGCTGCAGCACGAAAAGGCGATAATACTAAGCAAGATCCAATGCCTAAGACAAAAGCTGGTCTTTTGTCAGCAATGGTTGGTAAAATGCAAGGTATGAATAAACAATCACTGATGGCTATGTACAATGCGGAATCATTCGTAGATGCCGACGGTGAAGAGATTGCCGAAACAACTGCCGAACTAGACCTCGATTATAAAGCAGATTTTTCAGAAGACCTGAATGCATTGGTCAATGAAGAAGCTACTTTGTCTGAAGATTTCAAAGCAAAGGCAGAAGTTATCTTTGAAGCAGCTATTAAATCTAAGCTTGCCGAAGAGATCGATCGTCTCGAAGAGAAATACAATGAGGAACTAGCTGAGGAAGTAGAATCTACTAAATCAGAACTCGTTGAAAAAGTCGATAGCTATCTTAACTACGTAGTTGAGAATTGGATGGAAGAGAATAAACTTGCCGTCCAGTCTGGCCTTAGAACTGAAATCGCAGAGAAGTTCATGAACAGCTTGAAAGATCTGTTTACTGAGTCTTACATTGAGGTTCCAGAATCAAAGGTTGACCTAGTTGACGAACTAGCAGAAAACGTTGAAGAGTTGGAAAATGCTCTTAACGAAACAACTGCTAGAAACATCTCAATGCAGGAAGAGTTGGAAGTATTAAAGCGTGATGCAATCATCCGTGAACATTCAGCTGACCTTGCTGAAACACAAGTTGAGAAGCTTAAAGGTTTGGTTGAGGACATTGATTTTGATGACGCCGAAAGTTTTGCTGCTAAAGTACAAACTGTCAAAGAATCATACTTTACCAAAAAGGTAACTGAAGCCGCTGATATTGTAGAAGAAGACGACAATGGTGAAACTATTGTAGAAGCTTCTGGCGCAATGGCTCAGTATTTGACAGCAATCCAAAAAACAAATAAATAATTTGGGAGTCCAAAATGCAAGTATCTTACGATAAACTGATCGAGAAATGGGCGCCAGTACTGAACGAAGAGTCAGCCGGCAAAATTCAAGATCATCACAGAAAAGCAGTTACAGCTGCTATCCTCGAAAACCAGGAACGTGCTTTCCAAGAAGAAGCTGCTCAGGCAGGTGCTCTTAACGAAGCCGCTCCAACTAACAATACAGGCAATGCAGCTAACTGGAATCCAGTACTGATTGCGCTTGTTCGCCGTGCAATGCCAAACTTGATGGCATATGACATGTGTGGTGTTCAGCCAATGTCTGGTCCAACAGGTTTGATCTTCGCAATGAAATCAACCTATGAAACAACTCGCGCCGGCGCAACAGACGGTGATGAGGCATTCTTCGGTGAAGCAAAAACTGGCTTCTCTGGCGATTCAGCTGCAACTCAAGCACAAGGTCCTTCAGGTCTTGCTGGTTTGACAGACAGTAATACTGACTCAAGCATCGACAACGAGCGTACAGGCCCAGACTTTGGTGGCGCAATGCCATTAGCCGATGCTGAAGCACTTGGTTCAACCGGTGGTTCAGACTTTGCTGAAATGGGTTTCACCATTGAGAAAGCAACAGTCACAGCTAAAAGCCGTGCACTGAAAGCAGAATACTCATTGGAACTCGCTCAGGATCTTAAAGCCATTCATGGTTTGGATGCTGAAACAGAGTTGGCTAACATTCTCTCAACAGAGATCATGGCTGAAATCAACCGTGAAGTTATCCGTACTGTTAACTCACAAGCTAAGACTGGTGCTTCAACATCTAACACAGCAATCAACGGTATCTTTGACTTGTCAACAGATGCAGATGGTCGTTGGTCAGTTGAGAAGTTCAAAGGTTTGATCGTACAGATCGAGCGTGAAGCTAACCAAATTGCTAAAGAAACTCGTCGTGGTAAGGGTAACTTCATCATCTGTTCATCAGATGTTGCTTCTGCTCTTTCAGCTTCAGGTATGCTTGACTATGCACCTGCAATGTCAACAAGCTTGAATGTAGACGATACTGGCAATACATTTGCCGGTGTTCTTAACGGTCGTACTCGTGTGTACATTGACCCATATGCATCAACTGACTATGTCACTGTTGGTTATAAGGGAACAAATCCATACGATGCAGGTCTCTTCTATTGCCCATACGTTCCACTAACAATGGTACGTGCGGTTGGTGAGGACACATTCCAGCCTAAGATTGGATTTAAGACTCGTTACGGAATGCAAGTTAACCCATACGTAACAACTGCAGCTTCAACTGCACCACAGAACGATATTCCGGCCGCTACTAATAAGCGTAACCAGTACTATCGTATCTTCCGTGTAGACAACATCTTGTCTGCATAATAATAAAAAATAATAAAAATAGACTGGGAGGGGTTCGCCCCTCCCTTTTTTAATAGCTTTTTTATATAAATAGAATTACTATGGCAGAACTTACAGAAAATTTTAACTATCTTCAGCCGACTAGCTTTAAGCTAGTTATTGACAGAAAGAATTATCCAAATTTGGAGTTCTTCTGTCAAAATGTTACACATCCTGGTATGCTTATTAATGCTGTAGAACTTGGAATTCCTAGATTAGCTGGACTACCAATTCCAGGAGAATCACTTACATTTAATGAATTATCTACAAATATTATATTAGATGAAAATTTAGAAGGTTATTCTGAAATGTATAACTGGATTCTTAGACTTATAAATACAAACATGGGAAGCGGCGGTAGAGGCGGTATTGCTATGGGCACTAGTACTCCAACTTACGCAGATATAACATTGTCAATTCTTTCAAGTCATAATAATGTGACAAAGCAAGTGAGGTATTTAGATTGTATACCTACTTCACTTGGAGATATTAACTTTGAATCAACTGGTGACGGAAATACCTTTATTACTTTTGCGGCAACATTTAGATTTAACTACTTCAATTTGGTGTAAAAATGGCAGAAACAAAAGCAAGATTAATTAGTGCAGCATTCACATCTACTGGTGATGTGAGGGCTGAAAATTTAGATGCAGGAATAGATTCAGCAGATGTAGTCACATTGATTGATTCTGCATATGTTTCTGTTAGAGCAGGTGCCAGTGGATTAGATTCAGCAGATGTAGTCACATTGATTGATTCTGCATATGTGACTGCAAGAGCACCAGCCGGTGGTGGAGCTTTCGAAGTTGATGCTGATGATAATATTATTAGTAGTAATTCAACATCAACACCCACTGTTAGTTCGGGTTTTCGAAATATTGTTGCTGGAAAAGATGCGGGCAATTCTATCACTACTGGTGATAATAATGTCTTTTTAGGGTGGAGAGCAGGAAATTCTGTTACAACCAACGGCGGCAACATCGCGATCGGTCAAGATGCCGCAAGGCAGAACACCGTTCCAGGAATATCTATAGGCACCTATGCTGGTGACGGTGGGCATACAAGTGGTGCCATTAATATCGGTGGCTATGCTGGATACGGCGTCAGTGGCCAAAATCACGGCGAACAGATCAATATTGGGGGTCAAGCTGGATCAGGTTTTTCTGGGATTTATACCATTAATATTGGAGGTTCAGCAGGGGCAAGAACTAACAGTACTTCTGATAGATCAGATTATTGTATTAATATTGGCTACTCATCTGGACAAAACATTAATGGTGGCGATGAAAATGTAGCAATTGGAAACTATGCTTTAGGTCAGCAGAGTAGCGCAAATGTTAGTGGGAGATGGAATGTTGCTATTGGCCATCGTGCCATGGGTACTGCTAACGGTGGGCTACAGCAAAATGTAGCAATTGGTGGTTATAGCGGTTTTTCATTGACAAGTGGTGCTAGTAATACCGTTGTGGGACATTATGCTGGACAACAAATTAATACCGGTAGTAATAACGTCTGTATAGGTATTAATGCTGGTAGTCTTATAACGGGTGGGTTGCGAAATACAGTTGTGGGTTATAATAGTGGTGATAATATTACTACCGGTTCAGATAATACAGTTATTGGTAGCGGTAATAATATTTCATCAGCAGCCCAAAATTACGAAACTGTGATTGGGTGGGGATTGACAGGAAGAGGATTTAATACTGGGTTTTATGGCGGTGCGGCTGGAGTATTCTCAGGTACAAACAATTCTACATGGAATACACAATCTGATGAACGTATTAAAACCAATGTTACTGAGTATACTCTTGGTCTGGATACTCTTAATCAAGTAAATGTAAAGACATACAACTACCTTTCTGATTCAGATATTGCCATAGCACACCCTGAACTTGCAGACAGTGATGGTCTTGTACACCAAGGAATGGATACTGAAAAAACTGTTGTTGGTGTTATGGCTCAGGAACTTGAAACAGTATTACCTAATTCAGTTTCTACTGGCTTAAGAGGTATCAAGTCTGTCAATAAAGATGAACTATTCTGGGTAATGTTGAATAGTATTAAGGAACTTAAAACCGCTAATGACTCTCTAGTTGCAAGAGTTGAAGCACTGGAGAATGCATAATGTCAAGTAAAAACAGATTATTGAGTAAGCTTATCTCCAATACTGGACAGGTTAAGGAAGCGGGACTATCAGCAACAAACATTGCAAGCGCCATTTCAAAGTCGTCTGTAACATTAGATACATTTAAAGATGTTGATCTTACTGTGCAACCAGAAATTCTAGAAATTCAAGTTGATGATCCAACTGCTGGTCATACTGGATCTTGGTTGTGGACTTGGGAACAAAGTTCACTTCCATATGCTCGAGCAACAATTACTAACTCTCCTCAGTTGAGTGTTCCCTTGTATAAACAAGGTACATATCAGATTAATAACTTTGCTAAGTCTACCCATGGAAGCATGACTCAAGCTCATGATTTTAAATTAAAATGGATCGAGGGTGCAGGTGATGATAATCTGGTGACCGGATGGGTAACATATGCAACTGTCACAGACAATCACCCAGACATTGATAGTGGAACCAGTCATAGTATTACTCGCCTTACTGTAAATGTTCCGTCAGTAG